GTATTTGTTTCTTTTATAGAAATTTGTTTGTTTTTTTTATATTTTGACAGACTTTCTTGTCCTTTAATATCTAACATTTCTATATTATATGTTAAAAATAAAAAAAGACTTTAAATACATATAATTTTTATAAAAATTAAATATTTTTTTATTAAATAAATATATAATTGTAATATATTGATAAATGAAAGAGATTTAATATAATTAGTTGCTTATGGTGCTTAAGATATATATTATACCTTTGGAAATTTAAAACGTCGGTTTATTTATAGATAATTTTTAATTCCAATCCTTGCAAAAAAAGAATACATTTATATATAAGAACAAATGATAATGCTATAAAAAATTAATATGAATCAGTATATTATGATGATACATGTGTTAATACTGAATTAATAATGTGCATTTTAAAATATGTTAATTATGATGATAACAGTTATAGATATGAATATGTTATATTTTCAAAAAAAATAAGAGATGCAAATATGCCTCAATATATTAAATTTTATGTAATAGTTATAAATATTTAACGCATATTGAACTTTTTAAAAATAATAATATAATATTTAAAAAATTTATAAATTTTTTTATAATTTATAAAAATATATAAATTTTTTCATAATTTATAAAAATATATAAATTTTTTATTTATAATATAAAAAATCTTTAAAAATAAATTATAAAAAGTTAATTTAAACTCTAAAATTGTATTTATTTAATAAACTTATTTTTTATTAAATAAAATATATTTAAAAATTTTCTAATTATATATATATATATAAATGGGTGGTGGCTTAATGCAACTCGTCGCCTATGGCGCTCAAGATGTTTACCTTTCTGGCAATCCGCAAATTACATTTTTCAAAGTAGTTTACCGTCGTCATACTAACTTTTCGGTTGAACCGGTTCAGCAGACTTGGAATGGTGCTGCCGATTTTGGTCGCACTGTCACCTGCAACATTAACCGCAACGGTGATTTAATTACTAATATGTATGTAGTTGTTAAATTACCAAATCGCCCTGCATCAACTGGCGTAGAATGGGGGTATGTTAACCGTTTAGGCCATGCTTTAATCTCCAATGTTAAAATTGAGATTGGTGGGTCCAAGATTGATGAGCATTATGGCGATTGGCTTAACATTTGGTATGAGCTTACCCACAAAGTTGGTCAAGAACACGGTTATGCTAAAATGATTGGCGATGTTCCAGAATTAACTACCTTAACAAACAAAGCGGTTGAGCAGTACCAGTTATATATTCCCCTTCAATTCTGGTTTAACCGCAACAACGGTCTTGCTCTGCCATTAATTGCTCTGCAATACCACGATGTGCGTATCACGCTTGTATTCCGTGATTTCAATGACTGCATTAACTATGTTGGAACTACTGCACCAGCTTCATCGCAGAAGGTATCAATGTCTGATTCGTATCTGTTAATTGATTACGTTTATTTAGATTCGGAGGAGCGCAAGCGATTCGCCCAGGCTTCCCACGAATATTTAATTGAACAGGTTCAGTTCACTGGTTCTGAGACATTTGTTAACTCAAATAACAAATTACGGTTAAACTTCAATCATCCATCCAAATATTTAATCTGGGCACCACACAGTGCTGTGCACAATTCGCGCAACCAATGGGTATCATATGCCCCAACCGGTGATTGGGAAGCTGCTCGTGAACGTTTTGCCAAGATAATTGCTTGCATTAGTTCAAATTTTGCATATGATCCTAATGCGATTGCGAATGGTGGTGCTACTGGTTCAGATGAGATTGAACTCGAGCCTCTATCAACTGCTGGTGTTATTTTTGAGTCAGGTGAGCCTTCCGCAGCCACAGCCAGTGTTGAATTAGGAAAACTCCGTGCTAAAATTTCAGCGCGCTTTTATGAAAGTAGTACAGGTGTAGCCGGTTCTTCTTTGACAGCTCCGACATGTGTTGGTACTCCAAGCACGTTTTTCGATAATGTATTTATTACTAAAAATGAGTTAACACTTGCTGATATGTCTGTAACTGTTGCACAACTTATTAGTTATTTACCAACAGCACTCCGTACTGATGGAACCGCATTATTAAATGCATGGGGATACAATGTTATAAATTATCACAATTATGGCATTAATGTTGATGGGTCTGGAAATCCATGTGTCAATGCCAAACTTCAATTAAACGGACATGACCGATTCCAGGAGCGTGATGGTAGCTACTTTAACTATGTTCAGCCAGCTCAGCATTTTACTAATACTCCAGCGGATGGCATTAACGTATATTCGTTTGCTCTCAAGGCGGAGGACCACCAGCCTACTGGATCGTGCAACTTTTCGCGTATTGATAACGCAACTCTTAATGTTAATGCATTAAACCTTGCATCAAACTCTGTTCTTAACATCTATGTTCAGAACTACAACGTTCTCCGTGTGATGAGTGGCATGGCTGGCACTGCTTACAGCAATTAAAAAAATATTGAAACTTTTATTTATAATTTTATATTTTATATATAAAATTATAAATGACATCACGAACAGTAAATCAATGGAAACATTATATACAAGGTGGTATTATTTATGATACACGTGAAATGATTAATTCAAATAAGAATGAAAAAATAGAATTATATAAAATACTGTGGGTTTTATATAAATATATTTATCATTATAATATACAACTACAACACGCTATTTCAAAATATAAATCATTAATTAAATTATTAAAATATAATAATATGACACAGGAAATGATTTCTATTAATTATATTGCTTCATTAAATTTAATTAATGATACTGAATTATGCAAAGTAAAAATAATTGAATTAAAAACTATATTAGGAGAAATAAAATTAATATATAACTATTATCTAAGATTATTTAATTATACATAACATGATAAAAAAAACTAATGTATCTATAAGTAAACAATTTAAAAAATATAAAATTCCTTTAGAAACACACACCATGGAAGAATATTGTTTACCTAAAAAATTTACTTTACAACCACCGCAAAAATTTCTACCAGAATTATTAAAAAGCGAATATAGTTTATGGAAAATAGATCCTAGTATAAGAGGTATATTAATATATCATCAAATTGGTGCTGGTAAAACATGTACCGCAATTACAATTGCAGAAGAATTTAAAAAAAAACTAGATATTATGGTTATATTACCTGCTGCATTAATTGGTAATTTTATGGATGAATTAAGATCAGAGTGTTCTGGCGATGAATATATTACATCTATTGAACGTCAAAAATTAAAAGAATTAAAAAAAAATGATGATTTGTATGAAAATATAATAATGAAATCGGATGAAAGAATTGAAAAATATTATACAATTTATTCATATCATAAATTTGCAGCACTTATACAAGAAAATAAAATTAAAAATTTAAATAATACATTACTTATAATAGATGAAGTTCAAAATATGATATCAATATCAGGCACATTTTATAAATTATTAACACAAGTAATAAATGCATCTAATGATACTTTAAAAATAATATTATTAAGCGCAACACCAATGTTTGATAAACCAGTAGAAATTGCATTAACATTAAATTTATTAAAAAAAGATAATTTATTACCTATTACAGAATTTAATCAAAATTATATTAAAATTACAAATAATACAAATTATAATGTTATCAATATGACAGATTTTAGAAGCAAAATTAAAAATATAATTTCTTATTATAGAGGTGCTCCACCTATAGCTTATCCAAAAACAGAATTTAAACTTGTAAAATGTTATATGAGTGATTTTCAATATAAAAGTTATTTAACTGCATTAAGTAGTGATAGTAATTATGTTAGAGGTTCTTTTAAAAATGTAGATATATTAAATATGTCTCAAAATTTTTATATAGGACCTAGAATGATTTCAAATATTGCATTTCCTAATAAATCAATTAGTAATAATGGATTTAGTTCTTTTAGAGGTGATGTATTACAAATACAAAATATTGGAGAATATTCAAGTAAATTTTTTAAAATGTATAAAAAAATAACAAAAGCAACTGGTCCTATATTTGTTTATTCTAATTTTAAAGAATTAGGTGGTATTAAATGTCTTGTTACATTTTTAGAATATCATGGATGGAAAAATTATAAAGATTATGGAGAAGGAAATAAAAGATTTGCTACATGGTCGGGCGATGAACCATCCAAATTAAAAGATGAGATTAAACATGTGTTTAATCAAAAAATAAATAAAGACGGGTCATCTATTAAAATGATATTAGGTTCACCATCAATAAAAGAAGGTGTATCTTTATTAAGAGTTCAACAAGTTCATATTTTAGAACCATACTGGAATATGTCTCGTTTATTACAAATAATAGGACGTGCTGTTAGATTTTGTTCTCATAAGGATGTACCAAAATCGGAACGAATTGTTAAAATATATTTATATTTAGCAACTTATAAAGGTATCAAAACAATAGATCAATATATATGGTCTATGGCACAAGAAAAAAATAAAATAATAGAAGAATTTGAATTTGCATTAAAAGAATCTGCGTTTGATTGTAATTTAATGTATAATAGAAATTCTTATAAAAGAGATACTAAAAAATTAATATGTAAAAATTAAAATCAATTATACTTATTTATTATTATTTAAACTAATAAATAATAATAAATAAATCAAGATTAAGATAATATTATATGTAATAAGAAGAAAAATAATTTAGATGTTTTCTATTATAATATATAATAGAAAATGTCTAAAATAAATATAAATTGGGAACAGAATGGTCGCGTGTTTCCATTATGGGTTATGAATAATTTTAAAAAATATATATTACCTGAAATTATAAGAAAAGAAGGTGAAGATCCATGTAATGAAAAAAAAACAGATAGTTTAACATTATATCAAGAATTTATTGGTCAATATTTAAATTATCAATCTCCTTTCAAAGATTTATTAATTTATCACGGTGTTGGGTCTGGTAAAACAAATACAATGATTAATGTTTATAATATATTATATAATTATACTCCAAAATGGAATATCTTTTTATTAATTCCTGCATCACTACATGACGACCCGTGGATTAAAGATATTAATAAATGGATGAAAAAAGATGATTTTGATAAAAGATTTGCAAATATAATATTTATTCATTATGATTCACCTTTTGCCGATAGAGATTTTTTAGAAAAAGTAAGAAAAGCTGATACAAATAAAACATCATTATTTGTTATTGATGAAGTTCATCGGTTTATAACAAATGTATATAATAATGTATCATCTAAAAAAGGTAAAAGAGCTCAAGTAATATACGATTATATACAACAAGAGAAAAAAGATAATATTAATACTCGAATATTATTGTTATCTGCAACACCTGTAGTTAATACGCCGTTTGAATTTGCATTAATATTTAATTTATTACGTCCTGAAACATTTCCAACTTCAGAAGCTATTTTTGAACAATTATTTATAAGTTCTACTAATTATGCATCATTAAATGAAAATACAAAAAATATGTTTCAACGACGTATATTAGGTTTAGTATCATATTACATAGGTGCAACTCCTGATAAATATGCTAAAAAAATTATTCATTATGTAAATGTTCCTATGGATACATATCAAGAAGAAGTATATAATTATTTTGAGGATATTGAAGAAAAGAAAGAAAAATTACGAATTAAAATGTATAGAGGTAAAATAGGTGATTCAATGTCTACATATTCATCTTATACAAGACAAGCATGTAATTTTGTGTTTCCTATGATATCTGAATTAATTAATGGTGAAAAACGTCCAAGACCTAGTAATTTTAAATTAAAAGATACAGATGCCGCAATAATAGATGAAGGTAAAGATATTGATAAGAAACAAATATTAGTGAAAACAAAAGCTGAAGTGCTTGAATATATTAAAGCAATTAGAATATATGTAAATAGTTTTATTGAATTTATGAAAGATATTTTAAGAGAGGATAAAAAAAATGTTTATACCCTTAGTGATGATGTTAAAGTATTTCATACAAAATATAAAAGTGATTTTACTGATTTTTTTAAGAAAGAACAAAAAAAATCAAAATTATTTATTAATATGTATATGTATAGTCCTAAATTTGTTAGAATCATTTTTAATATATTAAATACAAAAGGAACAGTTATGATTTATTCTAATTATGTTGAAATGGAAGGATTACAATTATTTAAAATTTATTTAAGTTTTTTTGGTTTTGTTGATATTGATAAAGATTTAGATCAGGAGTTTAATAAAAATAAATTAAATGATACTAATAAATTATCAAAGGATGGTTTAAGATGGTGCGAATTTCATGGTGGTATTGATAAAGATGTTCGTAGATTAAATAAAGATATTTTTAATATGAAAAGTAATAGATATGGAAAACACTGTAAAATAATGATGATATCACCTGCAGGTGCAGAAGGTATTAATTTAAATAATGTTAGACAAGTGCACATTCTTGAACCATATTGGAATGAAGTACGTATTGAACAAGTTATAGGTCGTGCATTACGATTCTGTCAACATAAAGATTTACCATTAGAAGAACGTATTGTAGATGTTTTTAGATATAAAGTAATTAGAACATCTGGAAAAGAAACTGCAGATGAAAGATTAGAAAATATATCTAGGAAAAAAAATAATTTATTATTATCTTTTAGTGAAGCTGTTAAATCTGCAGCTGTTGACTGTGAATTATTTAAAGCCCATAATATGATGGGTTCTAAATATAAATGTTTTCAATTTAATGAAGAATCATTATTTGAAAAACCAATAGGTCCTGCATTTCAGGTTAAAATTAATTATGATTTAAAACTTGATAATGGATTAAATGCGAAAGATTCAAACATTAAAAGAATTAAAATTCGTAAAATAAAAGCAGTTCAAATGACTGATGAAAATACTTATTCTACTGAAGAAATATATTGGTTAAATGAAGAAACTAATATTATTTATGATAATTTATTAAATTATCCTATAGGAAAACTTAGTAAAGATGAAAATAATCAATATAAATTATTAGAAAATGATGTTTATATTATTGAAGATATTATTTATGTTCCTAAAATAAAATTATATGAATAATTATTATTTTAATTTAGCTAGATTTATTATTTTAATTTAGCTAGATTTGCTAGATTTGCTAAACCGTGCGATGTGTTATTTGATGGTATGGGCATATCGGTGCCTGCATCTGTTTCCCCCTCTGTCGGGCCTTCTGTGTCTCCACTTGTTTTAGGTTCTATCTCATTATAATTAATTCCTGGATAATTCATTCCTTGATGACCCATTCCTTGATGACCCATTCCTTGATGACCCATTCCTTGATGACCCATTCCTTGATGACCCATTCCTTGATGACCCATTCCTGGATAATTTGCAGGTTGTGAGTCTGTTTCAGTATAAGGTACATTGGGCATATTATTATTTAATAAAGCTAAATTATTAAGTTGATTTCCGTTATGATAGTTCTTAGCCGGTGCAAATGTTTGAATTGATAATCCATCAATATCTGGGTGATTTGGATCTTGGTTATGTGATCCATGTGGTTGATACGATTGATACATTTGATTGTTTGAATATGTAGAATTACCCATCATCATTGGATTCATCATCGAGTGTCCTTGACCTGCTGGATTATGCGGGTCCATTGTTGGATATCCTTGACCTGCGGGGTCCGGTTGATTCATCATTGGATTCATCATTGGATTCATCATTGGATTCATCATTGGATTCATCATCTGGTGTCCCATCATTGGATTCATCATCTGGTGCCCCGTTTGATTAGGTTCTTTTTTTGTATCACTAAATAACTCATCCATAGATGCATCACTCGTTATAGATATGTCAGACGCATTTTTGCGCGACTTTGAATATTTTGGTTTTTCAACATGTATTTTACGTGTTCCTGTATGAGCTTGTGTTTTATACGAAACCATTATATAATCTTATTAAGAAAATATTTATAATTTTTTAAAGTATTAATATAAATTATTTTTTTTTATCTTTTTTTATTTCATTTATAATTTTATTTAATTGATTATTTAAAATATCATTTTTTTTTTTTAATTCTTTATTTTCATTTTCATATTCTTCTAACTTTTCAATTTTTTTATATAATATTTTTATTTCTTTTTTTAATTCTTTATTTTCTTGGTCTACACCTCCGCGGTCATCTGATAGTAATTCTTTTTTTATCTCTTCTTTTAATTCTTCTTTAAATTCTGCTTCAGATAATTTCTGCCAGAATTGTGTCCCATTTATTTGAACAGACCACGACACCGTTCCATTATTTAAAATTACATACCGCCCTTCAGGATCTATTTTATTTAATGTTCCTCCTAATCTAAATAATTTTTCTTTTGTTTGAGGATCAGTTGTAAAATATCTTAGATGAGTCCCAATTGATACCTTTCTAATGTCTGAACATTTTTTATAATCTGCTAATTTATCTTTTATATCTTTATTTGAAAGTGTATCTTGATATGTTTTCTTTGGTCTTGCATAACCGGTGGTATTAGTTAATCTTTTACTCATATTATATATAAATATATATAATAACTTTAATTAGATTTATAAAATAATTTTATCATACAGTGATAATAATTCTCTATTTAAATTATTAAAATCTAATAATATATCATTTGTAATTTTTATATTATTATATTTAATATCATTATAATAAGTTAATATTTTGTTAAAAATTATAATAATTTTATTAAATCTATCTTTAAAATTATCAGTAATTTTAAGATTATCAGTAATTTCAAGAGATATGTCACATATATTTTGACGTATATTTGTAATCATATTATCTATTTCTTCGTTAATTACCATCTTATTAGTGTAAAATATAATAATAAATATTGATATATTTTGACAAATTCCATTTATATTTTGACAAATTCTATTTAACAGTGCTTGATAATCTGCCTTAGCTAGAGGTTTATTATAATTATTAACAATATCATATTCTGGAAAAGCACATGCGATCCCATCTTTTACAATATATTCAGCTGTAGGTAATCTATTTATATAATTGGCTAGATCGGAAATTGTTGGTCTCATTTTTAATATTAGTATTTAATATTAGTATTTTTTTTTTGAAAATATAATATATTCAATTTTTATATAAAGATATTTTAATATAAAAATTATAAATGTCTACATTAACATGGTTTAATGATAATAATATAGAAATTGATATGAGTAATTATCCCCGTATAAATGAATATATTAATAAACTAAGTAATAAACAAGATGAAAAAAATATTGAAACAAAAATTAATCAAATTGAAAAAAATTATTTAGATAAATTATATGAAATTGAACAATTATGTAATAATCCAAATGATATTATTATATTAAAAGAAAAACCAGGATTAATTATTTTACAAAAAGAATTAGATATTATTAAATTATTAACTAAATATACATTACAAAATAAAACATTAGATTATGACTTTTTTATACAATGTTTAATTATTTTATTAGATTTAAGTGAAACATTACGTCTTCGTATAGGTCAAGATGAACTTTTACAAGAAAAAATAGATAAATTAACTGATAATTCAAATCATAAATATGAAAATTTAATTTCAAGATGTTCTTATAAATTTTGCTCATTTCAAGATAATTGTACTTATAATTATTCAGCAAAAACAAATAGTTCATGTTATCAAGATCATTATGTTCATAATATGGTATCAACCGATTTAAAAATTTTACTTACTTATATTAAAAATAAATATGAAAATGGTAAAATCATATTACATAATAAAGAAATTTTAAAAACAATAAATACATTAAGTTATGTTATTGGTCATATGGAACTAGAATTAAGAACCAAATGTTTATATGTTCCTGAATCTGAATGGGAATCATATCATGTTATTAAACACGTTAAAACTTAATTCTATTTTAATTAACGCAAATTAGGAGGTAGATATTCTATTTTAAGAATTTTAAAAAAGTCATATTCTGATGTAATAGGTAATCTTGTGCCATCTTCTTTAGTTAAACCATATTCTGATAATTTTAATTTCATTGATTTTGCAATTTGTCTCATTTTACGATTTAATTCTGCAGATCCAGTAAAATATAATAAAGCAGAATAATAAGAATCATAAGGAACAAATCTTATATCAATCCGTCTGAATGGATTATTTTTATATTGTGCAAAACCCATATATTTAGTTACAAAATGTTTATCAGTCATATCATCAACTATTAATGGTTTATTATCATTTGTTTTAATATTTTCTTTTAATTTATTAACTATTATTAATAAATGATTTATATCATTAATATTATCTTCTGTTGTTCCTAACTGACTAATTAAAATATCAATATCACCACTTGTTTCTTTCTCTCTACGATATGAACCGCAAATTTCAAAAATATATTTATTTTCATCAGTTAATTTATATTGTTTATTTAATTTATTAATAATAACAGTTATCATTTTATAAATTTTATCAATTTCTTTTCGTGGAATATTACCAAAAAATTTACCATGATATTTAATTCCTAATTTAATTTTATCATTTACTTTAATTTTTCCATCATCTATTTTCATTTTTAAATCATCTATAGATGTTATGCCATTTTTAATTAATTCTAAAGCATGAGCGCGACCGATTCCTACTATAGATTCTAATTCTTCTAATAATTCTTTATTCTCATCTGTTGTATCAATAAATGGAATAATTTCTTTTAATTTCCCGGTTTTAATAATTTCTTTAATTCTATCAATAGTTCCTTTTCCAATACCACGTAATTCTGCAAAATCTGCAATATTATCAAGAGTTATTTTCTTTGGATATTTTTTTATTATTTGTAATGAATTTTTAGTTTGTCTTAATCTAAATGTATTTGCAGTAATTGTTTTCGTATCACCTGTTGATTTACTGGCATCAACTAAATGTTGTAAATAATTAATAAATTTTGTAAATTCATTAATTATATTTAAATTTAATTCATCATCAGACATTCTTATTATATTATAGTAATATATTTATATAAATTATTTTCATTTTTTATTTATATGTTAAATATATTAGTAATATTATTTCCCCATCAATTATTTGAAAATAAATATCTAGACATAATTTATGAAAAAGATACTAAAAAATATATTATATTATGGGAACATCCTTATTTTTTTACTAAATTTTTATATCATAAAATGAAACTAGTTTTACACAGAGCAACAATGAAAAATTATTATGATGATTTAACTATTAAAAAATTATATATAAATCACAATGATAATTATAAAAAAAATATTACAGATTTTATAAATAATAATAATATTCACGAAATTAGATTTTTTAATCCAGTTGAAAATGAACTAATTGAATTGATAAATACTAATAAATTATTTAATACTAAACTAAAATGTTCAATTCATAAATCTCCCTATTTTTTAGGTTCAAATACAGATGATAATACAACTAAATTTTTACGACATGATGCATTTTATAAAAATCAACGAATTAAATATAATATTATGGTTAGTCAGCATAAAACAAAAACAATAGTTCCTGAAGGAAATAAATGGTCTTTTGATAAAGAAAATAGATTACCTTTTACTAAAGAACAAAAAGAAATAAAATTATCAACAAATACATCATCTACACGTGAAAAATATATAGATAGTGCAATAAAATATGTATCAAAATATTTTAATCATCATTATGGTGATTGTGATAAAGATGATTTTATATATCCTATAAATCATACTGAATCTATCAAATGGTTAAAACATTTTATAAAATATAAATTAGATAATTTTGGTAAATACGAAGATGCATTATCATCAACTATTAAATTTGGTTATCATTCACTATTATCACCATTATCAAATATTGGATTAATAACAACATATGATATTTTACATCATGTTGAAAAATATAATAATAACATTGCTTCAAAAGAAGGATTTATAAGACAAGTTATAGGGTGGAGAGAATATAGTTATCACATGTATCATAATTATTATGATAAATTAGTAATTAGTTCAATATATAATAAAAATCATAAAATAATATGTAATAAAATATGGAAAGGAGAAACGCAAATACCTATAATTGATGATATAATAAAAAAAGTTAATAAATATGCTTATTCACATCATATTGAAAGATTAATGTGTATGGGTAATTATTTTTTGTTATTAGGAATATCACCTGAAGAAATTTATAAATGGTTTCAAACAATGTATATTGATGCATATGATGTATTTATGGTGCCTAATGTATTTGGAATGTTATGTTATGCTAAAATAACTAATACAAATCATATGATGACAAAACCATATTTATGTTCATCTAATTATTTAAAAAAAATGTCCAATTATAAAAGTTCTAATATAACTATAAATAATACTATTTATAAATGGGATACTATTATAGATGCACTATATTATAATCATATTAATAATTATTTAGAAACATTTAGTAAAAATTATTCAACTGCAATTGCTGCTAAACGTTGGAAAACTTTAACTAATACAAAAAAGAAAGAAATATTAGAATTATCAAAAATGTATATAAAATGGTTATATACTGATTAAATATTATTATAAAATGAAATAGGTATAATATATTTTTTTATTTTAATTGTTTGACAATCCCTATATATATGTATTATTATTAAAATTATATAAAATAATAAAAAAATTTCTCGCGTGGAAACATTTTGACATTGGAAACGTTTCCATTTTTCCTCATAAAATGAATGAGCAACATACACCTTAATGGAATTAATTCATGATGAGAACCGATGGTAAATTATAAAATTA